GACTACAGCAACGAAACTGACGGATTTATCCTAGGTGTCGGTACTACTAAACGTGATTTAACTGTCACTGGCGCAGACATAACTTTGACGGGTAGCGGTACTAACACCTATACATTTCCAACATATACAGACACTTTAGTAGGACGAAATAGTACGGACACCCTTGCCAATAAAACCCTAACCTCACCAGTAGTAAACAGCCCAACAGGCATAGTCAAAGGCGATGTAGGGCTTGGCAACGTAGACAACACCTCTAACGCCACAGAACGTGCAGCAACGGCTACGCTGACAAACAAAGACCTCTCTAGCCTGACTAATACGTTCCAAAACAAGTTACTTGCAAATGTATCTCCATCAAGTTCTTTTTCGACAACAAGTAGTTCAAGCACCTACGTTACCTCTTCTAACACCGCCTTTACAATCCCAACTGGCGGAGCCACAGTACGCGTTTCGGTGGATATGAACACACAGCTAACAACAGGTGGGACAAGTGGGCAGGGGGTTTTAGAATTATATGACGCAGCAAGCGCTGGTGGAAGTTCATTACAAAGGCGTGTACCTGGTGTTCCTTCTAGCAACCGATATTGTGATGCTTCAATGTCGTATGTTGCCACCCTATCGGCTGGTTCTTATACCTATTCTTTGGGCGCAAGAACATCAACAGGCGTAACAACCTTTGCTGTTGACAGTAGTTCCACACCAAACATCACGGTAGTAATACTATAGTTCAAACAAACCGCATAATCTGCTATAATAGAACCATAAACAGGACATTCACATCAGGAGCAAAATAAACAATGGCAATCAATAATAACGACAAAATCACACTGGAAGAGATACGCACCGCTGTACGCGGCAAGCTCGATGATGCGACCTACGATGCAGTTATAATAGATCAAGCTGCTAACGATTTCCAGAACGAACTGTTTACCAACCGCCGACTTCGCATGGCAGAAGCAAGCGGTACGCTATCTGTTTCAACTGGCGACACCGCTATAGAGTTTCCATCCGACATGATGACCTTAGTTGAACTGACTCTTATTTTTAGCGTCACCCAGCACTATGACTTGAAAAAATCGTATGTTGATTACTCAGAATTTATGCACAACTACGCAGGCTATGCAGTTGCCACTGCCGCACGACCATCCACTTGGACTGATTACGGTAACGGCATCCGACTTGGCGCACCCTCAAACGCCGACTACACAATCAACATTGACTATCTGCGTACACCCGAGTACATGAACTCAGACTCTTCTGAATCAGAAATACGAAACGTTTGGAAAGAAATGTTTGTTCTCGGTACACTCGCTCGTGTTATGGAAGTCAACGAAGACTATGCAGAGGCAAGCCAAGAGCGCGATAAACTGAGCCCTATGCTTACCGCTTTTGCTGTTCGCGAGGGCCGTGGTGGTATTAAGACTGGACCAAACATTATGGGACAAGGCCCAGGCCGAACAAGGTCGGCGCGCAGAGATAGAAACTTTTAGACAGGGACAACCAATATGCTGAGCGCATTTAACCGACCAAACCGCAGGATACAATCTACGTCAACCTCTAGGCTCGACGAGATGTATAATCTTCGTGGATTGAATATGACATTGCCTGATCAGATTATGCCAGAAGGTGAAACTCCTTACACTATTAACTCACGAGGGTACGCGCGAGAAAGCGAACAGAGCCGTGTCGCTATCAGAAGCCGAAAGGGCTCTACTTTGCTCTCAACGCCCGTTGGCGAAACCGCCGACACAGCCAATACAACTAGCTCCACTGGTGACGTAAGCTTTACTAAAGACACCTGGGTATTCCAGCCCTGGACAGCAGGGGCTAATGGCTGCCTCACCAAAATCTCACCGAACATAAAAGTCACAACTAGTGGCAACGGCCCTGTTATTATTGAAATCTATTCAGACAACAGTGGGGTAGTTGGCCAGCTAATCGCTGTAACTTCTATATTGCCAGCAAGTATTACTTCGTCTTATGCGGATGTCGACGCCCACATCATGGACGCACCCGAGCTGGTAGACGGCACTACCTATTGGATGTTATTCAAAGTCCAAGAAGATGGCTCTGGTGTTTATGCGCTGAGTCGTACCGCTGCGGCTGGAGCTTTCCAGACTAGTGATAAACTTGTATCTCAAACTGCGCTAGACGATAGTTTCAAGTATCGCACCTACATCTCAACACCGTTAGAGATACTTGGCGCTACCCGCCGCTATGCGCAAGGTGGCGACAAGAAGACATACTTCGCGGGAAATAGTAACGTTTACGAGGTAACAGATGCAGGTGTTGCCACGAGCATTGCGTCAAACGTTCATGCAAGCGCTTCTTATTGGCGCACAGCCCAAGTAGATGACAAAATATTCTGGGTAGATGGTCTAAGCCCAGCTCGCTGGTATGACGGCACTACTGTCAGTGATATAGCTAACGTGGCTGGCACGCCTTCTCACGTGTGGATTCATAAGAACCGAGCCTTCTTCGTGCCCTCGGACGACAGGACGCGAGTCAACTTCTCGTCTCTATACGCGTTCGAAACCTATCCATCGGTGAACTTTTTCTATGTGCCAAATCCAAAGTCGCCAGACTACATTACCGCTGGAGCTGTCTTTCAAGATAGCTTGGTTATATTCACTCACGAAACAAAGCACACCGTATTCGGCTCTGACATCTCAACGTTCACGCGAAGAGAGGCTATCGGAACCAAAGGTGCCGTAAGTCAGGAGGCCGTTGCAGTCGACCGCAACTACATCTACTTTATGGCGGACGATAGAATGATCTACCGATATAACGGAGTGGCTGACCAAATTATTTCTGAAAAGATTCGCCCATTGCTCAGTAGCGTGCAAGACCCGACAAAAGTCCGCTTGCACATCCACAACAACCAGTTGCGCGTGTACTATGCAGCGACACCCAATGTTATTGCTACAGAAATGGCTATCTTTGATATTGACCAGTCTGGCAACAACCCAGCCGACTTTACCTGGTTCCGCGACACTGGACGCTCTGTTGCAGGCTCGCTAACATGGTACCTAGACGACAATGAGCTAATTGAGTTCAGTTCTCGTGTTGGTGCTATATACAAGGGTGAAACTGGCTTTAGTGATGCGGGCAAGCCAATCTCGTTCAAATACTGGACCGCATACAAGATTTACGGATCTGGCGCAGCAAAAGACCGTATCAAGCGATTCCGACCGATTGTAAGGCCTCCTGTGGCACCTTATTACCTAAAGGTGGGCAAGGATGTAGATTTTCTCAACAAAGCCGTTCTGACGCCCTGGCTAGTCGACGCAGGCGGTGCTAGGTGGGGTAACTTCTTGTGGAACGACGGTACTAAGTGGGGAACTGGCTCTGACCTCGTTGACGCGCCTGTTGCAATGTCAGGCCGTGGAAAGCACACACAGTATCGATTCGAAAAAGACTTTGTCGATATTGAAGTAGAACTTTACGGATACATCGGGCTCATAAAATCGGGAAGTCCTAAATAATGGATCTTGGCCTTCCGATGGACGGCGGATCGCTACAACGCCTACCGCCCAATGCAACTAAAGAGCAGCAAACTGCTGTTCTCAATACCATTCTTGATAGGTTGAATGATCTATTAAAAGTGCAAACCTTTTCCGATGCTACCGCCAAGCGTTACGTCCAAGGGTTCGCTCCTGGTCGCTGGCCAGATGGTGACTTTGGTATTGCTATAAGCGCATCGGGGCAGGACGTGCTGGGCGTTGATTTTGAGGATCTTATATTCGCGTGGGACTTTGCTAGTAATAAGCAGTATACCCGTGGTGGCATCCAGACCTATTACGATGCGACTAGCGGCAACGCTGCGCTTCAAATAGGCAGGATGACCGATGACAACATGGCCTTCAAGATATTTGACACCGCAGGTGTCCCTATCGGACTGTTTGGTCAATCTCCGAAAGACAGGGGTGGTGGCGACTGGGTTGTCAAGCCAGGGGAAAACGTTGACACTGAGCTGAAGGTGTAGTTATGGCTGCAACCGATTTTATTGCAAGCACCACCTATCCAATCGACAAAATATCAGGCTATCAAACTGGTTCAACTACCGTCGCAGCCACATCAACGGCATCCCCGACAGCCGCTCACAGTCTTGGTTACAAGCCTTTGTATTTTATAAAATGGTCAACTACACCCACTTTTGAGACTAGTTTTGATGAGATAGGGGTCTCGACCTTAGACGATTTGCAACTTACTGCCCAGACAGACGAAACGACATTAT